CACGCCCACGCGACAATGTACGGCGAGGAGTAGCCGGAAACGGCAATCGCGGCGCCGTCTGGCGAGAACGCTACCCCGAGGCCGTCATCCAGCACCGGCAACGTGGCGGGGTTGGCAAATTTTGTCCCGAATCCGGCGGCGGACCACGGGTACGCCGACACATACGGGCTGTTCGAGTGCGCCACAACCAGGGCTGACCCATCGGGGGAAAAAGCCACATCTCGCCCGGCGCTTACCGGCAACGTGGTCGGATTGGCAAATTTCGCCCCAAACCCAGACCCGGACCAGGGGTAGACAGACACGTACGGGCTGCTCGCGTGCGCCACGGCCAGGGCTGACCCATCGGGGGAAAAAGCCACGCTCAATGCAGCTCCCCCTGAGTACAAGGCCGGGTCTGCGAATTTCGTCCCAAACCCGGACCCGGACCACGGATACGCTAGTACATACGGGGGGCTCCCGGAAGCCAAGGCAACGACGGTTGGGGCGGCTGGCGGTGTCGGGCCGGGACGACACCGCATCACTAGGTCCCGGATGCTCACTTGCTGTCCTTCGCCATGACGAACCCGCGCCAGGTACTTCCGCCGTCCCGCGTGTAGAACCCCAGCACATCAACCCCAGAGGCGGTCAGGGTAGGGGCTATCCCGCCTTCCCACTTGACGCCGCTCCAGAGCGTTACGGTTGCGCTACCGCCATTCGTCAATTCCAGAATGAAGCTGGCCGCCGTCCCGCTGGACGGGACGTTTGAGAGGGTAAAAGTCGTGTTGCCGGAAATCGTCTTGTAGAACAGGTTTCCGGTCGCCAGATCGAGATTCGAGGCTGCCACACTTGCCGCTGTCTCTTTGAGACCGGTCAGGGTCTTGTTGGTCAGCGTCTGGGTTCCGGTCAGCGTCACATCGCCGACGGCCAGATCACCTGAACCCAGCAACGACCCGCCGTTGATCGTCTTGATGTTGGTCCCGGAAACCAACGTGGCCTGTTTGCCCGCCAGCCCGGCGTCAAGCTCGGCCTGGGTTGCCATATCGACCGCGAAAGCCGGGTTGGGGTAGCTGCCGGCCAGTACCCCACCCGCGCCGCCGGTCGGGGCCCGGGAGTCGGATAGCCGCGAGTCGTTGCCCTGGCAGGCCGTCCCGGCGGTGGCCCCGTACTGCACGGAGACTACCGGGGCGGCGGGGTCGGCCGCATTGACGGCGGCACCGGTCCCGGCGACCACGGAGGCAACGATCTGCGGCTTGTTGCTCAGGTCGAGATAACTCCCTGTAGTCGCCACGGCTGCCAAAGCGCCTGGCTGCACCGCTGTATCTGCCTTTCCGAGGGAGGCAACGGAACCGGCAGATAGAGAGACTACGGGGGCCGTTGGGTCTGCGGCATTTACAGACACGCCAGCACCAGCGGTAATTTCTGCGACGTTTCCAGTTCCAGCCCCGATAGCCGTACGGGCTGCATAGGCAGTGGATGCCTTGAAAACCGCCTTGCCGGTTACGGTTCCACCAAGGTTTGTGAGGGCCACATCCTTGTCCGCTAGTTCAGAAAGGTTATTGGCCGCCAACACGTCGCCAGATCCGTCTCCCTGGTCTCCCTTATCCCCCTTTGGACCGGCAACGCCTTGCGGGCCCTGTTCTCCGGTATCACCCTTATCTCCTTTATCTCCCTTTGGCCCACTCATAGCCGCCAAAGACCCCAGCGGAGGCTCTGAGCCTAGGCTGGGCTGCGGGGACGGATCAGCATCGAGCGCCATGGATCACTCCGCAAACAAGGTGTAGGCCGCCGAGGCCAGAGAGGCGTTGCCGCCAAACTCTGCATCCTTGGAATAGGCCCGGTAGAGCATGTAATTGAGGATGTTGCTGGCGTAGCCGTCCCGGACGCCTAGGTTATCCGCCAGAGTGGCCTCCGGCGGGTAGGCGACGTAGGTGATCAGCAGCTGCCCCCCGGCGGCGCTCTGGCTGGGATAGACCCAGATGGCGGTGGGGCTTTCATCGGGCATCCAGTGGATCACCGGGTCCGTGGAGGCTTGGGCCATCCAGCCCGGGTCAAAGGCATCGAGCACGGCCCGCTCACAGGGCAGCACGGCTCGATTCGTGCCGCCGGCGCGCACTCCGATCACCTTGTGGCAGTCCGTGGCACCAGAAAGTGCCTGACGGGCGCCGATGGCCATGTTCATCACGGCTACCTTGGTGTTGGCGTCGTCCTTGAGCCTGACCAGCTCCCGCTGTCCTTCGTTGAGCCAGATCAGGCGCTCGGCATTGGGCCAGCGCACGGCGCCCACGTCGTTCATGAGCACCCCAAAGCGCTCCAGGAGGGAGGTGACCGCTGTGGTCATGGGTAGCACCGGGTCCGGATCGGACGCTTGCCGCCGCCCAGGGTCGCCTCGGCGGTGGCCCGGCCGATCTCCTGCTGGAAGATGCCGCCCCAAGTCTGGGAGGCGGCGGGGTTCGCCCAGGGCAGCCCCACGGCCCGGGTCAGCCGGAACAGGGCGCCGGCGGCAATGCCGTCTTTCCACTTATCCAGGGCGGCGGGAATTTCCGTGGCGCTACCGGAAACACCGAGCACCAGGCCCAGCTTGGCTTGACTGGCGGACTTGGCCGCCGGATGCAGATGCAGCCTCGCGCCATCGCGCCAGTACCAGGCCGGCGCCCCGCCCGCTGCCTCGGGCAGCAACTGCGGTTCGATATATTCCAGCAGCGCGTCGCCAACCCGGATGTACTCAATATCGATGAGCTCGGTTCCGGTCACCGACGGCGTGGCGGTGATTTCGGCATCTCCGGCGGCGACATCGATTTCCTGCCGGTCAAGCAAGACGCGACTCTCCCGGCAGAACTCGTCTGCCGCCTCAACAATGGCCTGACGCGCCAGGGGATAGGGACATCCCTGCACGTAGGGCATGACGCGGGAGAGGTACTGATCCAGGGTCATGCGGGACGCTTGCCCATCTGCAGGCGGATCTGGTTACGCATGTCGGCGATCTTGGTCGCCGGCGGCAGCACGATGCCGAAATTGCGCTGGGCAAACTGTGCCAGCTCGCCCTTGCTCATGGCCTCCAGATTCACCAGGGGCGCTGCCTCGACTGCCTCGTCGCCGGGCTCCGCCACCTGGGCGGGCGCCACGATCACTTCCACCGCGTCATCGTCCCGCACGAACTCGGGATGCCGGAGCAGGCTCAGTCCGGCCTGGAGCGGCACCATCACGGTTTGATTGGGGGACCACACGCCACCGGAGTTGTAGAGGTGATCGCGCCATTCGACGCGGTCCCCCACATACCTGACTTTGATTTGCTGCACTTCTGCCATTGGAGACGCCCTCATGAACGGATGCGCCAAAGGTACAAACCGGGCCTGGACAGGGGGACCCTTGCACATGAAAAACGGGGCCGAAGCCCCGTCTTTCATGGATGGATCATGGCGTTTTACATGGCCACGACCGAATCCAGGGCGATCACGCCGTGGTCACTGGTCACCCCGTCCAGCTTGAAGCGCAGCTTCGCCTTGCCGCCCATGGTGTCGCCGGCGACTTCCAGCGCGCGGCCGAAGTTGTAGGGGTTTTCCAGCCAGTTGGTGTGGTAGTCCGAGCCCTGGTTACGGCCATAGACATTGGCCAGCGCCTGGCCGCCCAGCAGGATGGAACGATCCACCGCGAAGCCCGAGGAAATGGCCGGGGCCAGATCCACCGTGGCTTCGTCAGCATTCGCCACACCGGCGGCGGTGCAGTACTTGATCCCGGTGGAGCCGGAGGCGAAACGAATCGCACGGGTAAGCTTCTTCACCAGGATGCCGTTCCACATGCCGACCTCGCCCTTGAAGAGCGGATGCTTGGAGCCATAGGAAGCCCGGTTCCAGGCATTTTGCTGGAAGGCCCGGATGCCGGTGGCGGAGCTGTTGGTCAGGATCTGGCTGTACTGGCGCGGCGACACGTACAGCACCCACATGGGCTCGTCGGCAGCGGCGGGGTCATCGGCGATCTTCTCCGGCTGCAGGGGAAACACCATTTCGTCGAGCAGGGTGCGCAGATCA